ATATAATATATAATAAGAAACAATAAGAATTAAAAAGAAGTTATAATAACATGGCAACAAAAAAATTAGAGAAAATAGATATAGATGCAATGACTAATATCAGAGTACAATATCAAGAAAATAATTCTAAATTAGGAATGATAACAGCTGACGAATATTTTATCGATCAACAATTAACACAACTGACAAATGCAAAATCAGAATGTTTTGAAATATTAAATACATTACGTGGTGATGAGCAAGAATTAGTAAAGAAATTAGAAGACAAATATGGCGAAGGTCAAATAAATTTAGAAGAGGGTATATTTATTCCAAAATCATGAGGTTTTGAGTATTTTACTTATATTTATAATAAAAAATTAATGGGAGAATTTTAATGGCAGAAAGAATAGTATCGCCTGGTGTATTTACTAATGAAAAAGATCAATCCTTTTTACAAAGAGGAGTTAGTGAAATTGGAGCATCAATAATTGGGACAACAATAAAAGGTCCTGCGCAAATTCCAACAAAAGTAAATTCGTTTTCCGAGTTTCAAGAAATATTTGGCGGATATACCGATGAATCATATGTACCATTTACAGTACAAGAGTATTTAAAGAATGCTGGTGTAATGACTGTTACAAGATTATTATATGAAGACGGTTATCAATTAGACAACGGTAGTATAGCTATATTAGCTGGATCTGCTAGTGTCGGACCAATTGTTACTCATGTATTACATCCAACTGCACCTGTATCTACTGTAGGAGCTGGAAATAATGTATTTCAAACATCTTTGTTGACCTCTAACGATTCCGGCAGTTTTGTATTAAGTATATCTGGATCATTTACAAATGATTCTTCACTACCTGGATTTAGTGGAGCATATTTACAAGAAATAGGAATAAGTTCTTCTATTGACTCAACTAAAAATAATTACATAACAAAAATATTTGGTACTAATCCAAAAGGGGTTAATTATCCAGTATATGTACAATATGAAAATACGGCAGCAACTAGTTTATTTAATAACATGGCTGGGGTAACAATGTCTATAGGTATAAACAATTTATCATTGCTTCAAGACTTTCAACCAGGAACAACACCATTTATTACATCACAAAAAATAGGTACGACATCAGTTAATCTATTTAAAATGCATACATTGTCACATGGTAACGCAGAAAATGTAGATGTTAAAATTGGTATTAGGGATGTTAGAGTAGCGTCTGAAGTAGCAGATCCAAATGGATATGGTACATTTACAGTAGAAATAAGAAAAGTAAATAATGTTAATATACCTAATTCACCGTTTGATTCTGACGACACTGATAAAACACCAGATATAGTAGAATCATTTACAAATTGTAATTTAGACCCTGATTCACCAAATTACATTGCAAGAAAAATTGGAGATCAATTTATAACAATTAACTCTGAAGGAAAAATTAGAGATAATGGAGAATATCCAAATGCATCTAGTTATGTAAGAGTTGAAGTTACTAACAGTGTTAAAGAAAAAACATTAAATAAGATACTAGTACCATTTGGATCTAGAGCATTAAGTTCTCCAATACCAGATGCATCAGGATCTGGAGTAGACGGAACACAAAGTTTAATATCGGCATCAATGTCATTAACACAAACAATTGGCGGATCATTTAGTGGTAAAAACTTCCATGGATTTGATTTTACAAATTTAAATAACTTAAATTATTTAGCTCCACTCCCAACTACTGGTATAACGACTGCATCAAATTCAGATTTTTATTTAGGAGACGTTAGTCAATCTAGTGGCGCAAATTTCCCAAGTGTGTTATCACCATATACCGGATCTATTCAAAATGTATTAGATGCCAATACAATTGGTTCTAATGTAGCTTTACAAACTAGAAAATTTATGGTACCATTTCAAGGTGGATTTGATGGCGCAAGGCCAAATTTACCTAAATTATCTGGAACAAATATAACAGCTACAAATACATTTGGATTTGATTGCTCTGGCAATTCTACCACAGGTACTAAAGCATATAGGAAAGCGTTTGCAGCTTTAAGTAATACGGATTTCTATGATATTAATATGTTATTAACACCTGGTATATTGCATAGTAAACATCCAAATGTAACTGCAGAAGCTAGACAAATGGCAGAAGAAAGACAAGACACATTTTATGTAATGGATGTACCTGCATTAACAGATAGTATTACAACCACTATTAATAATGTAACTAGTTTAGATTCTAATTATTCAGCAACATATTTTCCATGGGTAAGAATAATTGATCCAGCAAAAAATAAACCAATATTTGTACCACCGTCGGTATTAGTACCTGGAGCATTATCATTTAATGATGCAACATCAGCACCATGGTATGCCCCCGCAGGTTTGAATAGAGGTGGACTAACAGCGGCAATTAATACTTATGAAAAATTAACCCAGGCAGATAGAGACTCGTTGTACGAAGCTAGAATTAACCCAATAGCAAACTTCCCTAATCAAGGAATATGTATATGGGGACAGAAAACATTACAATCTAGACCAAGTGCTTTAGACAGAGTTAATGTTAGAAGATTATTAATAACAGTTAAGAAATTTATAGCATCTGCAACTAAGTTTTTAGTATTTGAACAAAATACGGATGCAACTAGATTAAGATTTTTAAGTATTGTTAATCCTTATTTAGAAGGAGTAAGATCGCAGCAAGGTTTGAGTGCGTTTAGAGTAGTAATGGATGACACAAATAATACACCAGATCTAATAGATCAAAATATATTATATGGTCAAATATTTTTACAACCAACTAGAACGGCAGAATTTATTGTCTTAGACTTTAATATTCAACCAACTGGTGCTTCATTCCCTGAATAGAAATTAGATTAAGTAATATTTATATAAAAAGAACATAGGAATATAAAATGGCATTAGAACAAAATTTACCCGGTATTAATCAAAATGATTTATTTTTGAATGCATTTGATTGGGAACCAAAAATGGCCAATAGGTTTATTATGTATATTGGAGATATTCCAAGTTATATAATAAAAGCTGCAGCTAGACCATCTTTAACAAATGGAGAAGTAGTATTAGACCATATCAACATTGATAGAAAAGTTAAAGGAAAGACTAGATGGAATGATGTAGCTATTACATTGTATGATCCTATAGTTCCTTCTGGAGCACAAGCTGTCATGGAATGGGTTAGACTTCATCATGAATCATTAACTGGTAGAGATGGATATAGTACTCAATATAAAAAGGATATAACATTTCATTCTTTATCTCCAACGGGAGAAAAAATAGAAGAATGGACATTGAAAGGTGCATTTATATTAGATACTAATTTTGGTCAAATGGATTGGGGTACAGAAGAATCTGTACAAATTGAAATGACATTGAAATATGATTATGCAGTCTTAGAATATTAATTTATTTATTATAGTGGGAGTAGTTTTTACTCCCATTTTTACTGTTTAATATATTTATAATAAAGAATAAAGGAGTTACAATGGCAAAACACACCGATCGTTATCAAAACGACAATTTAATAAATCTAGCTAAAAACAAATACGAAGAAAAAAATCGAGGCACTATACCTTCTGAAATTATAACATTAACAAGCGAAGGAAAAATTTATCCACATTCTAGTCCATTAGCTTCTGGCAAAATAGAAATGAGATATATGACTGCATATGATGAAGATATTTTAACTAACTCATCATATGTTAAAGAAGGAATAGTTTTAGATAAATTATTAGAATCTTTAATAATTACAGATATTAATTTAGATGATATAGCTCAAGTTGATAAAGATGGATTAATTTTAAACGCTCGTATATTAAGTTACGGAGCAGAATATCCAGTACAAGTTACAGACCCAAAATCTGGCAAAAAACTAGACCAAACGATTGATTTATCTAAAATTAAAACAAAAACAATTGACATTCAATCAGATGAAAAAGGAGAATTTGAGTATACTATTAGTAAACATACTATAAAATTTAAATTCCCAACTAATTCTCAATCACAAACTGTGTCTACTATAAGTGAATATTTAGAGCAAACTATAGTTGAAGTAAATACGTCCCGGGACATAAATGACATAAAACATTTCATACGTTATGAATTTCTAGCAAAAGATAGTAAAGAATTTCAAAAATATATAATAGATAACACCCCAATGGTTTTACTAGAATATGATTTTGTAGGTGAAGACGGAGGCGCCTTTACTGCCGGGTTTCAAGTTGGCACCAACTTTTTTTGGATTTAAAACATCGGATCGACCAAAATTACATGACACTATATTTGAATTAATATGGGCAGGCGAAGGTAGATGGGATTGGAATACTATATATAATATGCCAGTATTCCTTAGAAATTTTTATATACGCAAATTAAATAAAATGTATGATCAAAAAAAAGAAGCACAACAAAAAGCTAAAAGTAAACCTTCTAAATCAAAAGTCATAAAATCTCCATTGTAAATATTTATAATAAAGAGATTTATATGCACATTCCTCATAATTACATAACTTTATTGAAACAATATCCTAGAACAGGCATTAAAAAAACTCAAAAACAAAAAGACGAGGCTCTGAACAAAGCTGAAATTGAAGTACAAAAAACTCAAATTGATAACATAAGCACTATTAACAAATTACAAAAAGCATTTGATCAATTAACCACTACTCAAGCTAGAAATTCAATAGGTTTAGAAAAATTAGTCGGACAGCAAGAACAATTAGGCAAAACAATTCTAAATGCTGCACAACAGTCGACCTTCTTAGAACAACGAAACAGAGAATTAAATAAAACTTTTAAAATAAGTTCTGTAGCAGCTGCAGGTTTAGGAGATCGATTTGACACAATAGCTGACTCTATAGGTACTGGCGGTAAACAAATACGAAAATATGCTCAAGAATTAAATACATTACTTCCATTACAGGCCGCAAATATTACTAAAAACGATAAAGCTACTAGTACAATGAATAAGTTTGGTAAGCAATTACTAACTACCGGAAAGTATTTTCGAGAAAATTTTGGAATGGGTGCAGAATCAGTACAAGGATTTGCTAGATTTGCTGCAACTGCTAACGATGGAGCAGCAGGAACTGAAGATATTTTAGCACAAACAGTTGGTTATGTAGCAGAACTAGAAAAAGTTACCGGATTAGTTGGAACAACAGAAACAATATTATCTGGTATATCTAACTTAGCTTCAGATGTACAATTAAATTTTAGAAGATTCCCTACGGATTTAGGTCTAGCAGTATTAAAAGCTAGAATGTTAGGAACTAGTTTAGGCGAAGTATATAGTATAGGTAAAAATTTATTAAATATAGAGCAATCTGTAGGCAATGAATTAGAATATCAATTATTATCAGGTAAACGATTAGTTAATACACAAGGCGAGAGTTTAACACAAAAATTTCGTGAAGCTACATTCTCTGGTAATGCATCTGATTCAGCCGACGCATTAAATGAAATTCTTGAATCTCAAGGCGACACAATAAAAGATAATTTCTTTGCAAGAAAACAATTAGCAGAAACATTAGGTATTGG